GTCGTTATAATAGCTATGTCGCTACTACACGCAAGAAGTGTTGTCAATGCTAATAATCTCATTTATTCTCCTAATTTATAATATAGTATAACATGTTTTTAGGAGTTTGTCAAGGAAAAAACTATTTTTTGGTGATTTTATATCCTGTTTCTTCAAGGGTTTCCAAAATTACTTCTGCTAATTTACCAGCAGCTTGCGAGGACATTTCAGTATTTAACTCTGTATAAATTGCATTTGCAATTATCATTTCAAGCTCAGAATCATACATTGATGGCATTCCGGCAGGACGGTCACCAGGAGCAGCTTGTGCTTCCTCAAGTTCTTCTTTAATAAGCTGCTTGAGTCTTTTAGTGGTAAGTTTCATTTTTAAATCTCCATAAAGTTTATAATAAATAGTGCATTATTTCTGTTTTGGATAGTTTTCCACCAAGTTCTTTGCGAGGTCTGATGAAGAGTTTCGCTTGTAATCTCCACCAACTCCCCAAAGCATTTCGATGCCAAGTTCTTCACAGACATCTTGTTCCGGTGTGTTACTTTTTCCTCTGTCTCCACCGTTAGCAAAATAGTCTGGGCGGATTTTTCGGAGGGCATCGCATACAGTTCCATCTGAGTCATCAACGGCTGCTACAATGATAACACCTTTAATTTCTTTCAGGATGTCTCGGCGTTCCTCAAAGGACATAAACACAAAGCCTTTCTTTCTCATCAGCCATTCGTCAGAGTTTGCAACAACAATCACGTCTCCATGCTTCGCTGCGTCTCTAATCATGGCAACATGTCCGGCATGAATGGGATCAAACCCTCCAGACACCATTACTGTTCTATTGCACCATATTGATGGTGGTACTAATCTATTCATATTTTCTCCTAATAAAGTGGTGGAGGCGGAGGGAATCGAACCCTCGTCCACAGCATCATAAATTAAAGTCATTCACAAGTTTATTTGGTTGTATCTCTAACCAACAAGATATTTGCCGCGCTTAACCTCCGCTACAACGTGAGAGGGTGATCAATATTTATTTGTCCAGATCAACCGACTAGCCTCTTGTTTCACACCGAAAGAGACACCGGCGTTGATTATGCAGCTTGCGCTACGTCAAAGTGTGCGTTATTATTTGCAATTATTGTTTTTTAAACTATTAAGGTTGTTCACACCTACTTGCACTTGTCCTTCATGTCTACCCTGTCGAAACCATTGCGCCCCCTAAATAAAAACTATTTCGCTTTCTAAAGCATAAAATTGTTCATTGGTTATAAAATCATATAATAAGTAAAGATCATCGTTATCAGCCGTCCCAGGCTCAGGATAATCTTCTGGTTCTGTTATTCTTTCTAGAACAACACATAAATTTGTTGGTTCAAGATCATGAACCCATTTTGCTAAACGTCCTACCATATTTCCTCCTTTTATATACTATAACATTATTTTGTTTCTTTGTCAAGCGGAACTTCAACTTTTTTTAAATTAAAACCATGAAGTGTTGAAGTGTAGCCGGTTTCAATCCATTTAACTTTAAATTCATAACACCACAATTCAGCGTTCGGAAGAGATTCAAATAAAGGAGCCACTTCAGGTATAATTTCTAGTACAATCCCCATTTGTTTTTCGCCATTGGCGTATTTATTTATCTCAGACGCTTGATAAAAAACTAAATCTCCAAGTTTAAATTTTGGCTTCCTCATTATTATCCTCCATACCAATAACTAGTCTCCCGTTTTTGGTAGCGATATCAACAAGGGCGTCAATATCATATAAATGTAAACATTCTAGAAGAAATTTAAGTTCTGTGTACATGTTCCCATCTGAAAAGGGTTTGTAAACATCATGAATATTATCTGATCCTATTGCAACAGTCAATCCGTGTTTTAACATCTCTTCCACCGGTGTTATTGAGTTGTGTGTTGGGGTTTCCCATTCACTTCTACGAGAATCTATCCATGCTGTTGGACAGGTGATAAAAGAAAGACCCGCATCACGAGCTAAGCCGTAAACCCTTTCTCTGTATTCTTTTTTATGGGCTGCTATTGAAATACCATGAACTGCTGTTACTCTGCCTTCCATCCGCCAATGCATTGTTCTCCGTGCTAGAAGTTCTGTTTCGCACTCTAAATCATTATTTAATTGGTCAACATGAACATGTACTCTTTTTCCATATTCCTTGCCTAAAAAAAGAATTTGATCTAAATGGGCTTGCGCATAATCTTCATCTGCTCTTGGGAGGCCACCTATGATATCTATATAATCCATATCCAATGCTTTTCTAAGCAATGCGTTTTCTTCTGGCTTTATTACGCCTTTAAGCGCTTGTGAACAGATTTTTAAATCAAATTTATCCTTATAGAGTCTTTTTGCTTCCTGTGCTGCTTCTATTGCTTTAAAGCCACACACTGTATCTATATCAATAAAAGTTAAGGCACCTTTGACTCCATAACTGATTTGTCCTCTGATAGCAGATACTATATTTTTTAAATATTCTTCGCTTGTAGCTTCTCTTTTGAACTTATCTACAAACTGCCATTTGTCAAAAAGGTGGTAATTAACCACCTTTTCCATATTGTCTTCAGTTACTGTATATGCTCTATCAAAATGAGCATGGGCGTTAATAAATCCGCCTTTCTCTTTTATTTTTTGTAATAACAAATTGTTTGGATTAAACACTATTATCCTCCTCCATAGTTAAAAAGTTGTTTTAGAAATTGTTGCATCAGAGTGTTTTTGCAAAAATTGTTTTTTCCGCAAGAATAAAATTTCCAAGAATAAGTAGATTTTTCTTTGGATATTTTTTCCTTTGTTTCAGAAATTTGTCCTTGTAGAAGCTCTAACATTTCGTCATCTATCTCTACTAATATATCATGTTTTTCACAAATGTCAAGTATTTTTTCAAAGTTTTTTTCTTGCATTGCCGATGTAGCTTCTTTAAATTCTTTTTCATTTCCACCTAGGTCCGGATGTAATTTTCTTGCGATTTTTTTGTAAAGTTTTTTAAAGCTACCTTTCTCAGTTTTATTTTTATATTTCACAACACCAGTTTCTTTTGTTGTTGGTTTGGGTATAATCCTTTCCAATTCTTCTTTGTGTTCTTTATTCAAAGCATCTATATCAATGTCATTGTCTTCGCAGAATTTTATGTAGTGCTCTTGAAAGTCCAAGTGTGCCTGGTTCAAAACCTCATGAACGTATTCTAGCTCACTTTGTACAAACTGCAGTTCCTTTCTTAGTCTTTTATATTTTTTTTGTTCTATTGACATGTCGTAATTAGGTTGCAACGCCGTGGAACTCTTTGTAAGAAAATAAATCTTCCGGTGGTTTTTCAATATTTTTAGAATACTCTGAATTCATATAGATATGATACTCTTCCCATGATACAATATTATGAAAATTATCTGTTATGAGAAGATTTGATTCATTGAGATCTAAATCTGTGAATACGTCTTTAGGTTCAAAGAAACGCGCAGACCACCTTTCTTCAAGTGGCAATTCTTGCATGTTGCCATAACTTCCTTTCCACCTCCCTGTTCCTTTGCGGACATTCCTGCGGTATTTGACAAATTCGTCCTTACCAAATGTGAAAGAGGTATAGATATTATCTTGAACCGTCTTGTTCTCAGAAACAACATAAAAGTTATTTTTTGAGCTTATTAGTTTTCTACTCCCGATTAGATCTCTAGGGTTTATCAAACCGTATGGAAAACTCACATAATACTTATCTGGTATTATCCATTTTGATATCTTAGACGATACCATAAACGAAGACAAAGCGCCATAGATAACACTCCACGATAAGCAATCCCTCTTGTCTCTATCTTTGGGGTGTTGTGGTACCCAGAAGATCGGAATACGTTTGCGCTGATCTTTGTTGATGGAAGTATTAAAATAATAGTACGAAGGATCTTCTACGTAGTCTCCAATCCTGTGGCGGAGTAACGGGGCGGTGTCATCATTGCAGACTATCCAAATTGTATCACACCCAGCGTAGGCACACTCTACAACAGCAGCTTCTAGCAACGTATAATCATTTGCTATCGGCAACATAACGTCGGGGAACGGAAAGTTTAAACTAGTATGTCCACCGGCAACCGGGACGATTCCCGCAAGATGGAAATTTGCTTTTGATGTAATAGTTTTTTCGTAAGTTTCCATATCTCCTTCTCTTTTCTTATTTGATTTAGTGTTTCTTGCATGGTAAATTTTGGCTCATATCTTTTTATAATCTCGCGATGCATATGTTCTATATTAATGGCATAAAACTGCTGAATTCCTCTTTTATTATACCCGTTTGGTCTTCCTCTCATGCCTTGTTCTTTCATCATTTGGAGTGTTTTAAGACGGATATAACTCTCGCTATTTTCATACTCGTGTAGCTCCTTCTTTTGCATACGAGATACAGCGACAAGATCTTTGAACCCTTTTCCTCCTGTCCCTTTTCTTTGTGAATCATAAAAAATAATTTTATGAACGAGATCATCCTGTGTGTCGTTTAACTCCTCTAGCTCTGTTTTTGCTCCAGATCTTATATCAAACCAATCATATACATCAACTTCACCATCTATGTGTTTGTCGAACGAGATCTTTCTTTCATACGCTATAACAAAGCGAGAGTTGTCATTAAGAGAGAATATTATTTTATTTCCTTCCTCTCGTACATTTCTGACATTATTAGGCATCATGACCAGACCAGCCATCGACAACACAAATACAAGCCTATCCCAGACCTGTACTTTGGTTAACGGCATCTCTGCTGTATATCCTAACAACTCAAAGAAAGAATTGTCTTCTACCATGTCAAGTTCAAATGGAACATAAGGTTGTGTAAGAACTATTGGCAATTCATGAATATACGCATAAAATAAAGATTCCAGTGAGCCACCTGTTATAAGTTTTGGTACAATTAAGTTCACATTGACCTCATTAATATTCTCATATCTCTAGACCTCTTATCTTTCATTTTAGCCAAGATGTAGTATGCTTCTTTAGCCGCTTCTTTGTTTCCTTTTTGGGCTAGCACAATAAGCTCCTCAACGTCCATTGGGAAATTTTTAATTATTTCTTTATAGTTCTCAACGGCTTTCTGTAGGTCGATTACAGTTTGTTCGTAATCTGTGGTCATAGTTTTTGAAAAATAATCCGCTTTTTTTGTTTTTTCGTTCCACAAATCAGCAAGGTATGTAAAAAATATCACCCCTTCTGATACTGAGTCTAGGAGCAATTGATACCACTCTTTCGGTCTTGTTGAGTCAACATCTTTGCCTAAATTTTTTCTATGATAATCTAAAACTTTTCGGTGTTTTTCCATTAGTGGCGCCAACATACTTTCAAATTGGCGATCCTCTTCTGGGCTTAGACCATCGGGTTTTTGTATACCACCTGTTCCGAGACCAGCACCTCTTTCAAACTTAGGTTTTCTTGGAATTGGCTCGTATTCTCCAGACAACTCAGAAAAATCAAAATCAAAATCCCCAATCTTCTCTAGGAGTAGATCGATTCTATTCTGTAAGTCTCTTTCATCTTCAAATACAGCCTCAGCAACACCAGCAATCGTACTTCTCACTCTTAGCTTCTCAGTGTTACCATATTGAGTGTGTTGGCCTATCGATTCAATACGAAAATATTTTGTTTCGGTTGTCTGCTCGCCGAGCTCTTGATGGTCTTCGGCTGCTGCGCTAAGGTCTTTTAACATAGAAGCTAGATCCGTAAAATTTATTCTTCCTTTATAAAATTCTTCTGATCCTCGTGGACTACTGCCTTTGAGACTGTAGGTTAAATAAATTGATCCTATTTGTTTTTGAGCTTCTCTGTCTTTGATTCCATAGGACTTGTTTATATCAGCTATTTTCTTTAACGCAATATCTAAATTTGATACTCCCTCTTCGAGAAAATGACGCCATTCAGTCAATATCTTCTTCATTTTCATGTTTATTTATCCTTATTAAAAATTCTTGTGGAACATCTATAATTAGTTCGTTTCCAACTACTACGTCATATACCCAATAGATCAACTCTTGATCTGCGCTGGCCTTATAATAGTTACGAGGAAGCGACATAACAATGCCGATCCTCGCTTTATTTTCAGGCGACAACAGTATGTGCCCAAAGACATTTAGTGCAACCAAATCTCCTTTATTATATTTCGCTGTGACCAGTTGCATTTCTGTAGGCTTTGACTGTGACAGGGAAAAGGTCGGACGCGATTTCCAAACATGCTTGCGCGACTTTTTGTATTTCATATTGAGCACCATCGTGTAAGCGAAGAGAAATAAATTTAAGAAGATTATTAAGATTAACAGTGCCATAATACTCCGTATAGAGTGTTTGTGGCAATACACCTCTTGCTTGTTCTCTACACACTCCTTTATTAACTAGTTCATGAAATAGGTTCAAAGAGCTTTGGCAGTGTCCGCGATATACCTCAGAAGCCTGTGGATGAAAAGCTCTAACTAACTGTGTGCCTGGTTCGTGCCAAAGATAAGGGTCAATCAGTTCTTCTACGTTTGAGGCTTGTCTGTTTGATTTGTGCTGTGTTCTAAATTCTCGTGGACAATAAAACCGAAGTTCTTTGTCTGTGTATCGTCTACTAATTTCGTTATAACTCCACGTTCTGTGACGGTGATGTTGAGAACGAATGAATAGAGGCACAGTAAATTTATAGGTAATAACACAATGCTCCAAAGTAGAAGTGTGCTTGTGGGAAATAAGATAGTGGATAAGCTTCCTATCTCGTTTGTCCAACTCAGATTTTGTTGTACCAAAAGAGACGCGAGCACTATTAACAACGGTAAGGTCGCTACCCATATGAGAAACATAGTCCACCCGGCCGATGTTATCTCCATAGAGATCAATTGATTTTTCATACTGGTTCATACTTCCCCTTGAGAGCATCTACTTCACCCTCTACATCAGTAGCGGTTACGTATCTTTCATCAGGCATTTCTCGTTTTACAAAGAAAGGAATTGTGAACTTTTTATCCCCTAATTGGCTATAGAAATCATCTGCTTCTGTTTGTACAATTAAGTCTTGGGACTCAACAACATAATATTCTTGAGGGTCAAATTTTGGCTTATCTAGGCCATCGGGCTCTGTTTGTACATAATCGAATCTAAAATGAACAGCAGGAGAATCATCCATAGTAATTCTTCTCATTTTCTGTGCAAAAATAACCGATGCTTGGCCAAACATTTTGCCAAACTCTACCATGTCTAACATAGTTGGGTTTACTATTATGTAGCTATTTTCTGGGTTTCCATATTTTCCACCAATAGCAACATACTGCATGCCTTTTTTGTCTAGAAAACTTGAGAAGTCTTTCATCAAATCAATATTCATTTCTTTATCAGTTTCCATTCCCCTAGGGTTTTCTGCTGTCATGATTCCAAGTCTCTGTACTCCACCTTTGCCAGTTGTATCACTTAAAATGTTTTTTAGTTGTTCAAAAGACATTCCTATCTGTTCTTCTACTAAAATCATTTTATTTTCTTTAATCACTTCTTTAATAAGTGAGCGAAGTCGTTGTGCTGTAAGATTCATTTAAATTCTCCCATAAATGTAATTTTCTAACACTAAATAGTGTGTTTCTTCTTCTATTTGGATCTTATTTAGCATTCTTTTTTCAAATACTACAATATCTCCAGAAGAGACTGATAGAGAACAATCCTCTGCTGTCTCAAGCACCACACCAAGTTGGTGTGGCGACTCTGGTTTTTTATAATCTGTTGGAAGAACAATCAAAGATTCTTTCTCTTCTTGTTTTTTCTCAACTAATTTAATAAGTATATGTCTGTTAAATGGTTTCATTTTGCCTCCTATATTTCGCAAGTATCATTTGAACAATATTTAGATCCTACACCACCTTCGTTGGTTTCAATCTTTTGTATTGGAGTAACTCCTTTAATCATTTCTTCGTATTGCTCTTTAGTGATTGGTTCATAAGGCGCTTGCTTGTAACCAGTCTCTTGGTATTTAAGAAATGAAACTGCTTTGAGTCTCGCTTCATACATCTCTAGAGCATCCTTGATTTGATATGCTTCTTCCTCTTTGAATGTCACCGTAATACTTACAGAGTTATCCGCCCAATAGTATTGATATTGTGCTGCAATTTCAAGCTGTTCCCACATCGAAATCTCACGCTTACCTTTTTTAAAGAATGGCTCATGAACAGGAAACTCAACACACATGGTATTAGGCGAATAAGAATCTTTTTCTATTTTGTATCCGGCTTTTTCCAGCGTTGGAAGAATGTCTGATGTTATAGAAAAACGTATGCGACGAATGTAATACTCGTCCTCTGGGTAATGAATACCTGGAGTTGATCCATTGAGTAGAGAAACTGTTCCGCTGGGCTTGATAGAAGTCATACGAACACTACGCGGAACACACAACCAATCTGAATACTCTTTATCTAGAGTTCCCACATGCTTGTATGCTTTGTTGCACCACTGCATCATTGTGCGTCTTCCAAACTTATTAAATGCTTGGATAACACCAGACTGAGATAATCCGATTCGTCTGTTCTTAAGCATGATTGCATTTGTCTCAGGCCAATGAGTGTTGATCAAAGTTACAGTTTTCCCATACATGTAAGCTATCTCAAGTGTTTTGAGATAATCTTCATAGTCTTCGTGCTTGGCAGGGAATGTCTCCACCAAGCAACACAATTCTGCATCTTCAAGTTGTTGCTCTACGCAAGGATTAAAACCCATGACTTTAAGGTCGTCTGTTTTCTTTCCATCTTTCATTCGTCCATAATTACGTGCATTGTCTAGCCAAATGTAACCAGGCTCTCCATTAATAGCAGATTGTGCGGCATGCCAAGTGTAATCCATACCAACCTTTGCTTCGAAGGAGTTGTTTGAACCCCAGCGATGGTGATAAAGCTTCTCTTGATCATTCTTCATCGTAAGATAATCTTCATCATTATACCCACCGATTGCAAGTGCAGCAGAACGGCGTACATTACCAGCAACGACACAACGACCAATGAGGTTCTCAATGTCAACAATATCAACAGACTCAATTTGTTCTCCTACTTTTGGTCCAAGAAGACCTCTTAAATTATTATGCAATTCAATGAGTGGATCAGGACCGGAAGATGTTCCGCCAAAACCACGAATTGGCTCACCTTTTCCACGAATGGCGGAGTAATCAAAGTTGGGAACTTTTTTACCAAGAATATAACCATCCAATAAAGTGTGAACACTATTAACCCAACCTTCGCGAGAATCCTCAATAAGTAGTGTGTCATTTGTCCACTGTGGCTCTTTTACTGTGAAAGTTTTAGCTCCTAGTGTATCAAATCCCACACCAATGCCTACCATGAGGGCATCCATCATCCAAGCAAACAAGTATCCACCTTTGGTAGAAATGTCTTTTGTTGAACGGAACGCACAATTAAAAAGACCAGCACCTGTTCTTTCCATGATAAACTTGGTTCCCATCATCCAGAGTCCACGACCCGGTGGAGTCCATTTAAGATTAAATAAGCGGTGATATGCTTCTTTGGCTGTTTTTTGAGCTTTTGCATCATTCCACTCAATTCCAATCATAAAGGCATGCCGTTTCTGAATGTCGAACATTCCCTCAATAACACGGCGACATGTTTGCCACCACTCTTCGGTGCCCTCAGCACCTTCTTCAAACTCGCTCAGACGGCGAGCATATGTACGCTTAAACGTAACATAACCAACAGGCCCCCAAGGGACTTGCGCTTCTTTATATTGAGCAATAAATTGCTCGGAAAGCCGAAACTTTCTTACATTTACATTTTTTAATTTTAACATTTTTAAATCCTCATTTTTTTATGTTTTTATACTTGTCTTTGAGAAAGTCTAGTGTATTTCTATCAGAGTCTTTAATGACATCAGCAATAGATTCACCGCTATCCCTATTTAAAACTTTCATATTTACATTTGACCAGTCAACAAAAGCTGGGAATATGAGACCATCCGGGCCATTTCTGTTTTTAGCAATAAATATGCGACCTTTGTTAGCTTGTTTATCTTGAACTGTACGAGACAAAGAACAAATAAAATCTGCCACAAAACATTTATTAAATGCCTCTGATATTGCTTCCATAGTTATAACCTCGGCATTAAGACCAGATCGGTTCGTTTGAGAAGCAGTCCAGACGGGACATTTATAAATTTGAGCAATAGCGCGGAGTTCTTCATAAGTATTCTCAAGATCAAATCTTTTCTCTGCCGTTGAACGAACAGGACGTAAAAGATCAGCATAATCAACGATAATCATATCAGGCTCTATATTTCTTTTCTTGAGACGCTCAATATGTTGTTTGATAGTCTCAGTTGAAGCAGACTTCGTTGGATATTCTTTGATAATAAGTTGACCGGGAATGTCTTTAATCTTATAAAGAACTTGCTGTTTATTGTGAAACAAATCAGACAAAGGCACACCAGAAATACAACTATCATAGCGATTACCGACAACAGTATCTTGAAGCTCCATGGTGTAGTGAACAACAGTTTTTCCTTGCTTAAGCGCCTCAGCACCTAAATGCACTAAAACCATAGATTTACCAGCACCTGTTGGTGCGATAACAACACCAAGTTCAGACTTACCCAGTCCACCCTTGCAAATTTCATCAATACGCTCAAATCCAGTAGAGATTGGATCTCTTGCTGTAATTGTGTATCGTTCTTCAAAGTCCTTAATAAAGTCATGACCAAAGTTATTATCAGTTCCGAGCTTCAAGGCTTCTTCGATAACAGAAGAAATCTCATCGAAAGAAGAAGATTTAATAAGTTTAACCGACTTCATCATGGCACCTTTGAGAACCTGCTTACGGCAGAAGTCAATAGAACTATCTTTGATGTATTGTGAATTATCAATTCGATCAGTTGATAAAATAGAAGCGAAGAACTGCAGAAGCTGTTCTTTCAATGCTTTTGTGTAGTTGTTACATTCTGTTCTTATTCTAGATTCCATAATTTCGTACGAAGGGTGCACCTTATATTTTGTTCTATGCTGTATGAGAATATTGGCAAATACCCGAAGATATTCATAGTCCAAAAACTCTACGTCCAAAACCTCTGCAACTTGGTCACAAAAGGGTCTGTCTGAAAGCATAATGTGGCAGAACTTTTCTTGAAAGGCTTTGCCAAACCTCTGAAACGTTTCCGTTTGTTTATTCATGTTTCCTCCAATGTTATATATATTATAACCGATTACAAAAAGTCTGTCAAGTTTTTATTTTTATAAAGTTATTTTTTTCATAGCATTAAACAAAACATTAAAGTTTCCTGCATTAATGCCGTCTACTACGAGCTTTTTGATAATTTCTAGTTTTTTCATTTCAGGCTCAAACTCTTCCAAAGAAAAATTTATTTGTTTTTTATGGAGATTAGAAATGAGCGGACTATATAGTTGCATTATTTCAAAATTCTTCTCAACAAGGTGAGAATGTTCCAAAATATTTTCATGAACTTTGAGTAATTTATCCAAAGACTCGCAGTGTTGCATAATGTCTTCAACCTCGTATTGTTTATCTTCTCGTAAAAATGTAAATTTACCTGCAACTGTTTTTAAACCAACTCTCGGAACGCCCGGAAGATTGTCAGATTTGTCCCCAACCAAACTTCTCGCTAATGCGAAATTTTTGGGGTGAATCTTGTGTTCTTCTAGTAAGGTAGGGTAATCTATCACCTTGTCTTGTATCGGCCGATATAGTTTGGTTTTTTCCGAAATAAGCTGGAAAAAATCCTTATCTGAGGAGACTATCAGCTTCTCCCAATCTTCATAAATTTTATGTTGACATATGTAAGAGATACAATCGTCTGCTTCGATATAATCAATCATTGTCTGAATGATGGGAAGATCGTTAAGATATTCCATCAAGCGGTACTGTTGATTGTATTTATTCTTGTCTGCTTCTTCGGGAGACAGGTCAATTAATCTCCGGTTGAAGCGAACAGGTGCTCTACCTGCTTTGTAGTTCTTGTTCATTTGCTTGCGCTTCTGTGAGCCTCCTTGTCCATCCCAGCAGATAATAACTTGATCTGGGCTAAACATACCGCAAATCTTTTGGAGCGACTTCATGAAGCCGTATGTTCCTCCGTTTGGCGCTCCGTGCTTGTCCATAGACGGAACATTTATATATGATCTCAAAAACATGTTGAGACCGTCAATTATCATAACTTTTTTCATTTTTCCTCCTTCTTTACTTGTAAATAATCCAAATATTCTTGACTCATGTTGTCAAAATACTTTGTCTTCAGTAGCTTTTCATGTGTTTTTGCTAGTAAGTTTCTTCTAGTTATGTTTATCAAAAAGTACGGTGAATTTTGTCGAATGCTAAAACCACCAACATCAAAATTGTCTTTAG